CATCCAGTCCTTCGGCAATTCCTTCATGAAGCCATCGTTCTGGCATACAAGTCAAGTGATGCCGTTTTCGATATGGTCGAAGAGCGATTGCATTCAGTGGAGAAACGTGAAATTGCAGCTCAGATGTATGATCTACTTCCGGATGGTATCGAGATCAAGATCTTCATCTTTCCACTAAAGTTGGAATGGAAGAAATATGTCTCGAAGGAACAATTCATGGATTTCTTATCTCTTGAGTATGACAAGTTGTGTGAGTCGTTCAGGATAGTTCGTGAGACAATTTTGAAGGAGCTGGTCGATTCTATGGAGGTCAGGAAAAAGCTATCTGCCAGGGGATAATAATTGTATCCATGTGGTTGTTGACACATGGATAGTTTAGTATTATAGAGAACCAACTTCATAAGGTTGGTTCTCTAATATTCTGGAGTAGTTTTATGGATATAATTGTTGGCGACATAGGCTCTCATATCAAGGATCAGCAGAAGTGTATTGCTGCGCTTGCGATTGTAAGAGATGTTTGCAGAGCCAGACCGAATGGGTATAAATTCATGCCCAAATACAGGAGTGGTCACTGGGATGGTTACATATCTCTTATGTTGTCGTTTAGTATGTTCCCAACAGGATTATTATCAATAGTTGTATCTGCATTGGAAAGTAGGGGATACCATGTCAATGTGGATCGTGCACCTCTGTGTGAGCATTCTATAGTTGTGCCTGAATTCTTGAACGACATTGTCCTTAGGGATTATCAAATTGATGCAGCGAATAAATTGTTAGATGCTGGTCGTGGTATAGCCAGGATGGCAACGAATTCTGGTAAGACAGAAGTGATGGCTGCGATTATCAAAGCATTGAATCAGAAATCCTTGATTGTCCTGCATCGTAAAGAACTTATGTATCAGACAGCCGATAGGTTGTCTAAACGATTAGGTACAGAGATTGGTATGATTGGTGATGGCATATGGGAATACAAGTTCATCACTGTTGCGATGATACAGACTCTATCTAATGCCAAAGATTTGAGTATGTTTCATGATACATCTGTAGTGATAATCGACGAGTGCCATCACACGGGCAGTGATCAGATGATGAATGTACTCGGCAAGATACCTGGGAGGTATCGTTTCGGATTCAGTGGAACACCACTGAAGGGTGATGTTCTTGCTGATATGAAACTAATCTCAGCTACTGGTGATGTGGTATGTGATGTCACAAATATGGAACTAATAGAGGGTGGATACAGTGCCAAGCCTGTAATCAAGATGTGTATCATAGAACGTGATGGGGATGATGATTGGGAACTTATATACAGGAAGGCATACACAAGTCTGATTGTGGAGAATGAAGACAGGAACAACAAGATTGTTGAATTTGCTAAAGAATCTACTGGTACTGTGCTCATTCTCGTCAGTAGGTTGGATCATGGTAGAAAATTGCGTGACATGATTCCAGGTTCTGTGTTTATTCATGGCAGTGACTCGTCTGAATACAGAATGGAAATGTTGTTGCATATGAGAGATCATTCTGGGGTGTTCATTGCTTCACCGATATTTGATGAAGGCATCGATGTTCCAAGAGTGGATACAGTGATATTGGCATGTGGTGGTAAGAGTTATGTAAAATTGTTACAGAGGATTGGGAGGGGGATGCGCAAGAAGGATGATGGTAAAAACGAACTTATTATCATTGATTTCATAGATGATACAAACAAATATCTGTTGAAGCATTCCGATAGGAGAATAAAGACATATGTCTCTGAAGGATTCGACGCAAAAGTTGTTGATGCCAAACCTGGCATCGTTCTACATAAAAGCACATGAAGAGATTTTCAATATAAGAGTGTTTGTTCCAGAATCAAAGTATGGCATATTTCGTGTAACAGAAGATGATCTCAGGGAGCAGGGGATATGGCCAATGGAGTATGCATATACAGTTGTGAGGGTGCTAAAAAACTGGACAAAATCTAAGAATATGAGCAAAATACCGATCAATACATTCTGTGGCAAATTTGCTTTAGACAAGTTCATGAAGGTTCACGAATCAGAGACTGTGGATGTTATTGTGAAGGGTGATGATGACATAGAAGAAGAGTTGTTACATAACGAACTTATAGTTGCCAGATCGTTTATACAGCACAATGCAAATTCCGATTATCCAATCAGGATCCCGGATGTTGTAAAACAACTGAAGCCAATGTTAGGAAAACATTGGCTAGAAGCATATCATCTCGGTACCAGACCGATTTCTGATGCAATTGATGTGCTATGTGAAGAATATAAGCTATCATATGCTAAAGATTATTACGACATCGCCATGAAGATAAGGAAGAGACAACCATGTCAGAGGCATACTCATACGATCGTCCATTCCGGCTGAAGGTTATTGCGCTGTGTCTGGACGATTCTTGGATGTCTAGATATGGCAACTTTATCATCAAGCCAGAATACTTCGAGCAAGCAGACGAAGAAGCAATTACGAGTGCAATTCTTACATATAGAGAGAAGTATGGTCGCTCTCCTACTGATACTGATGATGTACTTGTGTTGACGGATGGTCAACACAAAAAGACCATTTCCATTATCTATAAGGGAAGAGAAGAGTGGGATCTACAACTTGCCGGTGATGAAGTTGTAAGGTTTGCAAAAGAACAAGCTGCGAAGCTGGCGATCCTAGACAGTGTCGATGATGTGAATAAAGGGGATATACAGTCTGCTATAGACAAGATGAAAAGTGCATTATCGGTTGGCGAGTTGATCAATTCTCCAGGTATTGATCCCATCCGTGATGTTGACACATGGTTGTATGAATATTGGAGCACGAAAGTCAGGACTGGTTGGACTCATGTTGATAATATCCTAGAGGGTGGGATATCTGCTGGCGAGATGGGTATCATCATGGCTCCTCAAAACAGAGGGAAATCTATGAGTCTGATAAACTTAGGTTATGGTGCTGCATCTATTGGAAGTGGTAAGAATGTTGTTCATTTCACTCACGAGATGAGGCAATCGCAGGTTGCAAAACGTTATGCAGCTAGAATCACGTTCCGATTTCCCTCACAAGAGGAGGATCTTGACCACTATGCGGAGGAGATAGTAGAAGCTGCTAGGAGATTACTGGTCGGTCACATACGTATTATTGGTGGTGGGAAGAGAATGACAATCCATGAAATTGATAGTTATCTTCATAGGTTGGAGGACGAGGGATTTGAACCTGATCTGATCATAGATGATTATCCAGATCTTCTTGTTTCACCAAGGCGATATAAGGATAGGAGATTTGAACTTAGTGAGATATATTCTTCTCTTAGATCGATTGCCGAGGATCATAAGTGTGTGATTTGGGGAGCGTCACAATCACGACGCATTTCACACTCTAAAGAGATTATAACATTAGAGGACATTGCCGAGGATATTGGTAAGGCATCTATTGCTGATATTATCATTTCCCTGTGTCAAACTAGAGAAGAGGGAGAGATGGAGCAATGTAGATTGTTTATGGCGAAAGTGCGTGATGGGAAGAACCACTCCACAATTGCTGCCAAATTTTATGGTGTGCAACAAGCAATCATAACGACAGGGATTATCATTCGTAAGAGTGATAGGGAACAAACAGATGTTTGACATACAAGGATTTGTGTATCAATGGTTCGAAGATGTATATCCATACGGGAATCCAGTTTCGGATTTGAGTGTGCCTTGTCCGTTCTGTGAGAACAGAATTGGCGATCCTGATTCTAGACATCATCTGAATATTAGTATCGACAAACATGTTGTCCATTGTTTCAGGTGTTCTTATAAGAACAGCTGGATAAACTTTATTATGGATGTCACAGGGTATCCATACCATCGTGCCATAGGTGAGTTGTATCACCCTCCACGGATGGTAGAGTTTGCCGATACTATAAAATCGTCTTTCGAAAAGTCTCCACAACGGGCTGTGGAGGGTGCATTTAGTTTACCTGATGATTTTATACCCTTGCCTGAGGCGACAAACAGCGATGGTCGTAGAGCCATCAAATATCTGATAAGTAGAGGATTCAATAATATTCATTGGAAGACTTATGGATTGGGGATTGCACAGAGTGTTCCAGATAGGGTGATCATACCTATCGAGGATGGGTATTGGCAGGGAAGATCGATATTCAAGTGGATGAGTCCGAGGTATCTGAATCCTGGCAAGCCATCGTCTGGTGTTCTGTTCAATGCTGGTGCACTTTATCATTATCATGAAGTCGTTGTGTGTGAGGGAGCGTTCTCTGCGATGGCTGTTGGCGAGAATGCTATTGCTCTTATAGGTAAGGAACCAACAGATGAGAAGGTAAGTCGGATACTTGAATCACCTGTCAATAAGATTATCATTACTCTGGAGCCAGGAGCATTCTCTTCCATGAAGAAATTGATTGATGCTGTGTACAAGAATGGTAAGGAAGTTGTTGTGTGGAATTACAAGGTTGGCGATCCAGCAGAGAAAGGCGAGTCTCATACTGTGATGGACTATAGCCTGAAAACTGCTGTTGAATTGATGTTGAAAAGGAGTTGAATATGGGACTAAAGAATGACATGTGGATTAGAGAAATGGCTCTTGAGTATCACATGATTGAACCATTTGTTGGGTGTCAAGTGCAATCAAAACACTCCAGTAATGACAATTATGTGCCAACCATATTTGGTGATGTGAATAATCCTATTATTTCAACCAAAAAGATTATCTCTTTTGGTGTGTCATCTTATGGATATGACATGAGGGTTGCTAAAGAGTTCAAAATCTTTACGAATATGCATCCTGGCATAGTTGATCCCAAGAATTTTAGTGATAGTCTGAATTGTGTAGATTACACTGGTGATGTTTGTATTGTTCCTCCGAATTCGTTTGCTCTGGCGCGAAGTGTGGAATATTTCCGCATTCCTAGGAATGTTCTGTGTGTGTGTATAGGAAAATCCACGCTTGCCAGATGTGGTATCATAGTAAACATCACAGCTCTTGAACCTGAGTGGGAAGGACATGTTACGATAGAGATTTCCAATACCATGCCTATCCCGGCAAAGATCTACGCAGAGGAGGGTATTGCTCAGGTGCTGTTCTTTGAGGCTGATGAAATCTGTGAAGTGTCGTATCTTGATAAGAAGGGGAAGTATCAAGGTCAGACAGGCATCCAATTGCCAATAGTGTGATGATATGATTATCCTCAGGTGTAAGTATTGTGATTGCATAGATTTGCAAATGTCGACTTGGAAATGGGTCTTTGTTTGCCCATCGTGTGGCAGACATCTTCAGTTATATGAAGTAGAATTTGTATTTAGATATAGGAGAGGACATAATGATAAAGAAGATTCAAAAGGTAAAGACACTGAAACTCAAGTCACGAGTGACAGTCCACAGTGAGAGTTGTGATGTGTGTCGTGCAACGATTGATGAGAGTAATTGGTTCCTGATTGCCACATATGGCAGAGTCATATATCATATTCATGATAATGATGTATGTATTGCTGTGTTGAGAGTGGAGTTAGGTCTGTG